ATACCCTGAACCAATAGGTTCTGTTGGGCTGTGCTAGAACCAGGCATTACCTTTGTCACCGAGACGGCATCGAGCAGTTCTACGTTTAATCCAGCCACGCAGCGTGCAGTATCGCTTCCATCTTCAAGGTTTAACTGCACAGAGTCAATGCGCAGCTCTACATCTGATCTCGTTGAAAGGATCATGCGTGCCATATTAAGGGCAACGCTGTCAGTCTCCATTAGCACATCTGATCTATTGCCTGAATGAATGAAGTAGGTGTCTATGGAGTCCTGGTCAAATGCGTTCTGTGCCGTACCACCTGACCTTGTGACGGTTACGTCATTGAGCAAAATATCTGCATCGTAATTGACGGAAGCGGCTTGGAAGGCTATGCCTGTGCCGTTATCTGCAAAGGTATAAGCAATGGAACCTAGAGAGGCTGTTATAGCGTTTCTAGATAGGAATGTAGCCCTGCCTTCGGCATCTATGTAGAATCCACCTAGTTCGCTGTCCTCGACCGTCCTAAGGGCATCTAAGGCGTTTCTAGTGGTACCTGGATCAGCTTGTAAGGTTGTGTTGCCAGCATCTACATCTCGTAATTGGCTTGGATAGGCAATTTCATCCAGTATTGCATTTACACGAGCGCCTGATAATTGACCTGCTGGCGCACCTGGCACGGTTGTAATACCAGCACCAGAAAATAGACGGAAAGCATCTACGCATTGGAAAGTGACACGGCTCACATCTTCTACGCCTAGCGAGAAGTTTGTAATGTAGTTAGTTATGAAGCCTGTGAATAGGTAATACCTCGTGCCGTTGTAATCGGCAAATATCTGAATCTTGCGTAATGGTATGAGATCGCCGTAATAAGGGCTGGAAGGGTTATTAGGGTTCCAGTCGCCGTTCTGATCGTAGATGTCAAGCGTGGCTGTGCCAGCTTCAAACTTAGATAGCAAACGGCTTCGCCCACGTCTTATGTGAGCTTCCTTAATAAGTGGGCTTATGTCAACATAATTGGCAGTTGACTCAGCCCACTGACCAAAACCCAGTCTGCCGTAATAGGCATCATCTAGGGTTAATGGGTTAATGAGAACGCTGATACCAGGCGTGAAGTCAACTATCGCGCCGATTACCGGAGCTGTCATATTGTGGTGCCTGAATAAACTATCTGCTTACCAGATTTTTGTTGGTTGTAAATCTGCTGCGTAATAGTAGTAACTAAATCGTTTTCTGATACTACATTGCCTTGAACATACACGTTAACGTTAGCTTGGTTGGACGTGCTGGCATTTCTAAATAGTCCTGATAAATCCATGCCCAAATCCATAGTTGGACTTGTTGCAGGTAACTGACCAACTTTTGCAAGCTGATCCATCATGCGCATCCATTCATTTGCGGAAGCGCCAGAACCAGCACCAGTTGTCGGCTGAACAGGTCTTGCGATACTTGTTGGCGTACCAGAAACCATAGACAAAATCTTCATTAACATTTGTAGGATTTTTTCTAGGCTATCTTCCCATTCTTCAAATGGGTTTTCCAATTCAGGGAAATCCTCAGCCGTAAGTTGTAGGGCTGCTAACTTAGCCTGGCTGGTGATTAACTTTTTAATTAGATCATCTACGCTGTCGCCAGCTTCAATCATTACGCCTAAATTGCGCAGGGCTGGCTCGTTCAGTCTGATTACAACATCTGCCAGTTTCTCAGCAGCTTTGTAATTCTCTGTATTGAGCGCAAGCAAGGTTACTAAGCGTGTGCGCTGTTCTCCATCTATCTTGCCTTGTAAAGTTTTAAAATCATATTTCTTTGTCGTAATTCTGCACGAGTGGCAACTTCGGCTGCTCTACGTTCTGCACCTGCTCGCATTGCTGGCGTATTTTTAACCAACATTTCACCAGTTACAACGAAATTAGCTTGACGAAATAGAAAATCTATTGCATCTCTAAATTTTAAATACGCACTACTATTGAGAAATTTACTTATATCATTTGACATGCTTCCTATAAAATTACTGAAAGCTGCTGCCGCTCCACCTAATGCAAACCCTAAATCTTTAATATCGTCTTGAAAATCCTCGATACTTTTACCTGATTTTTCAAGACCAGAAACAAATCCTTTTCCAATAGATTCTTGAGCCTGCTCAAATGCACGTTTCAATCTATCTACACTAGTACCGTAACCTTCTGTGGCTCTTTCGGTAGAACCGCTAAATCTTCGCTCTAATTCTTTTATAACCTTTTCAAATTTCTTGCCTTTTAATTCTGCGGTTGTATAACCTAAACGCAGTCTTGCTAAAGCGGTAACTTCACCTTTATAAGCTCGTTGCAAAGCACCTGACACGCGATTCAAATCATTACCAGTTGCGAATGAAATATCTAAAGCAAGATTCAATAATTTCTGAGCATTTGTAATATCTTCAGTTGCTCTTGATAAAGAATTGAATGCTGGAACTAACTGACCGCCAGTTAAACCAGTAGCCAATTCTAATTTATCTATATATTCATCAACGACAGGTGTGGCAAAGGCTAAGTTAATGCCTGTCAACTGTGAGCGCAGTTGCGCTGCTTCTTTTTCGGCTTCGGCAAATGCGTTAACTGAAGCACGACCAAAACGGATAATTTCACGCACAGCGAATACGCTGGCAACAGTTTTACCTAGTTTCTTAAATGACTTTTCTAAACCTGTGGTGGCTTTAGATGCTTTATCAAACCCTTGCTTTTTGAGTTCGGCAGCAATTATGACCTTAATCTCTGTTTCTGTTAATGCCATTATGCCACCATCCTTTCTGACGATTTAATACGCGTTACTAATGCTATTTTGGCTTTCTGTATCGCCTTCATTGTGGCATCTAGCGCTTTGCCTTGATTACGCGCATAAGCGGCGTACAACAAACGACCAGTTGACTCTTTGCCACGTCCGGCATAATCCACCAATGCGCCTACACCATTCATTGCACCAATAAATCTTTGACCAGCGTTAGGGTTGTTGGACTGACTGCGTGGGTTACCGCCAGGGTTAGCACGTCCAGCCGTTTCAATAATTGCACCAGTAGCAGATCGGTTTAACAATGTAAACAATGAAATAAAACCTGTATTACGCATGCGCGACGGCGTGACTTTGTAAATTAAACCTTTGCGCACAGCTTTAGGATCATAGGATGGAAAACCATTCTTGCGACCTGTGCGGCTCTTACGCTCATAACCAGGATAGTTGTAATTGAACAAACCGCCTGGAGCCATTGCAGGTACTTTAGAACGTGCATCTGCAATAATGGGCTTAAGTGCTTCACGCACTTCTTTGTCCATTTCCTTCTTGATGTCAGGCGCGAGTTTGTTCAAGGCTTTTCTAAAGCCTACGATTCCTTCTACCACTACTGGCATTTTTGTTTTCTTCCGCCTGTTTCCTTAGTACCTCGTATATGGCTTTCAGTAAATCTGAATCCATATTTATAAATTCGCTAGGCGCAATACCCAGATGGACTGATAGCTCTGCTATACGGTAAGTCCAGGTATTACGCGTTAGCCATTTGGGTCGTCATCTAGCACCTCAACTGCCTTTAAGGTTTCTAGAAACGCATCCCCAAATGGCTTCACGTCTGGAGCGCCTGCTCTACGCAGACATTCCCAAGCAAGCCAATAAATATCCGATTGCTTCTGATCCTCGCGGAAGGCTTTATAAAAACCCTTCTTAGCGTATTGCTCAAAAGCATATTCAATAGCTGGAGTCAGGTCGTGCGTTGACTCTGTGCCATCTGCCCTAGTTACTTTTAGCTTTGCCATGTTGCCCCTTTAGTTAATTAGAACGTGCCTGTATCTGCCACAGTTACGACTGAGTTTAGCGTAAATGTGATGTCTTGTGTTGCCATGTCACCAGTCGCACCGTTAATAGGTGTGAGGTTGTTGACGAGAATATCAAACGTGTAAAGAGGATTTGTCGCTGATACTGCGGTTCCTTTTTCTTGTAACATCTTGCATGCTACGGTTGTACCGAAAGCAGCATTAGGAGTTACGAGGACGTTTGTAGCTGCGGTGTCGTTTAGAAGTGAAACTGTGAGAGTACCCGATTCCAAGCCTTTAACGAACTTGTGCGCGGTGTCACCCATAGCGGTAACTTCTAGCTCGTCAGCCGCACGATTTAACGTAATTGAGGTAACGTGGTCTGAGAGATCAACGTTGTTAATCTTCAAACCTACTTTGTTGTTCAAGAAAATAGCCATTAACTATTCCTCATCTTTCTTTGCGGTTGCCTTTGGCGCTGGTGCTGTCTGACCGATCTTGATCAGAAAAGCCTCGCGCTCTTTGTCATTATCAGCCATTTTAGCTCCAATCGGATAGTACGCTGATTTGAACCTCACCGGATAGTAGATCGCCTACTGTTCCAGTTAGGACTGCTGGTGCGCTGAAATTGCCAATCGAATACGCGATACTCGATGCTTCCAGCTTGTTAACTACGTTCAAATAAAAATCTTCAATGTTGGTTAGGTTGCCTTGATTATCAAACATAGGTGCAAGCACAACCAGTTTGAAATTAACTTTAGGCTTAACAGTTTTGTAATGATCGTTTGATGGCTCAATGTAAGGATCGCCAGGCTGTATAACGATGCTGTTCGCGAGCGTCGAAGCAGGTGGGAAGGAAAACACCTGCCACGCCGCATT